GGTGGCCCATGGCAACATCATCGCCTACAACGGAGAGCAGTTTCGCATTATGACGGTCACCGACCGACCTCCCTCGGCGTGGGTGATCTGCAAGGTGCAGACGCTGGTGCAGTAATGGCGTTTTCAATCTCTGTACAGAAGGGTGTCCGTATCGATGCCAGCCTGTACGCCACCCATGTGGCTATGTTCTGCCAGGTCATGCGTAAGACCGTGGCGGAAGTGGTAAAGAACGAGGCGCGCCTGCTGGCGCGTGATGCCTGCGATCTTTACCCTCCGTTCTCCGGGTCTGCCCCACAAATCACCAAGGGCGGCGAGGGCGGCTTTGGTTTGAAGGCAAGGAATAAGGGCCGCGCCGCCGTCAACCGGGACATCCGCCATATCTTCGCCCCGCTTGCCCAAGCACCTGCTGGCCTTGTGGCCCAGCGTGGCAACCTAGGCATCTTTGACGCCTGGGTGAGGGCGAAGAAGGAAACCCCTCCTCCCCACTCTCCTGCGTGGCTTTTTGGCAATTATGCCAGCGGTTCTATGGGCATGGTATTTAATAGTGGTGCTTTTGATAGTTCTGGTGGTTTCACCACTCAAATCCTGTTCGATAAGTTCATCGAACGCCGCCACGGCAATACATCTGGTGACGGCAACATTATGCTCCAAGAGTCTGAGGGACAGATTGGGGCTATCCATCGCATGGTCCGTGGAAAGAGTTACAGGGTCAACAAGAACCGCAAGCCCGACTTCTATGTGCGCGACTGGAAGATGGTCGAGCGTTACATCAAAACGACCCAACAGCGCGTAGGCAAACTCAAGGCCGGGTGGTACTGGGCGGCAAAGAAACTAGGTAAGGTTCCGCAATCTAAATGGATTGAAGGACAGGGTTCTTCCAATGCCATTTGTCAACCCATGCTTACTGGCCCAAGCCCAAGTGTACGCATTGGTAACGCCATCGGGAAAAGCCATTCGCAAGGCTGGCACCTATTCCAGAAAGCCTGGAACCACCGTGGTTACGCCATGCGCGTACGGATGCTTCAAGCATTAAGCGGCAAGAAGAACCACAACACCCTTCTGGACCTAACCCAAAAAATGAAGGGTTTTGATGTGACCAAACTTTCCTAATGAGCATCCCGTTCTACTCCGCCCGTACTATTGTCGAGGAAAAGGTGCAAGCCTACCTCGCCGCCGCCCTCCCTGGTACTGCCGTCCACAAGGGCATCACGCCGGAAACCAAGGTCATCCCCTTGGTCACCGTCTACGCCAAGGCCAGCCGCGCCGCTGATGCCTTGGGTAGCAACCCTTACGGCAATTACACCGTGACGCTGGAGATCGGTGTCTATTCGTCCGCAGATGACGATACCCTCGACCAGCACCGCACCCGGGTCCAGACGGTTCAGAACTACATGGCGGACAAGACGGCCCTCAAAGCCCTCTGGACGCTAGGTACGGACGGCATCCTGTACGACCTTTGGGTAAACCAGGATGAGGAGGGTATGCACCAGCGCAAGTACGGCAACCTGCTGGAGTACACGGTATTCGTGATGCTACCCCCCGCCCCTTGACAACCCGCTAATTCCAAAGACCTCCTATGGCAGACCCTATCGAGTACGGCGTGGCACTTTTCTACGGACTTCGTGACGACATCTCCTACATGGTGGTTCAGTCCGATGACTTCTCCGAGTCCCTCGCGCTGGATGTCGAAGTCGCTGACGAGGAGGGTCGTGTAATCACGAACCATCTCGATGACCGCCGTATTGAGGTCACTCTTGATGGTGTTCTGAAGGATGGTGTTTCCGGTACCCTCCCGTCTATCGGTACCCAGTTTACCTACAACAGCACCCTGTTCATCCTCAAGTCGATTGACGACAAGGGTACGAACAAGGACTACCGCAAGGTGACTGTCAAAGGTATCAAGTACCAGGAAATCATTTAAGGAGTTAGCATCCAGCATGGATGCTCGCTACCTAAAGGCTACGACCGTCATCCCGCTGGATGTAAAAGTCTGCGGGAGGCGGTTGCTCCCTTTCTGCATCCGCCACCGGGTACAACTTGAGGTCATCGACTCCCCGTTCCTTGATTACCAGAATAGGTCGTTCAAGGCGGTCGATGTGATCATGGCTGTACGCATTATGTCCACCTTGGATAAGGTTAGTGTCGGCGCGCCAATGACCTTGCGTGAGCAGTTTCATTACCTCTGGCTTAACTCCAGTCGCAACCGCTTGGCTCGGGCCGTAGGGCGCGTATTCGGCATCATGCTGGAGTCCTGCTCTTACCCTAAACTTTGGGCCAAGCAGGAGAAGAAATCCAAGGAGAACATCCCGTGGACGCTTTCTTGCGTAGCCAACAATGTCCGCAATGGTTGCAGTCTTGAAGAAGCCTGGACTATGCCGGAAGGTGAAGCCGTCTGGATGAGCATCTCCCACGGCATTTACAACGGCTCCGACCTTCAAGTTGTGTCTACGGACGATGAAAAAATGCTAAACAATTTTGACAACATCATCAACCGCTTTAAGGAGAAAAAGAACTGATGGCCTCAACTGAACTCGCAGTCAAGGTTGCGGCGGACACCACTCAACTTGAGAAGGGTCTTAATGATGTCACCAAGGCGGCATCTACTGGTGGCGGACAGGCAACTGCCAAAGCAGGTGGTTTTATTGCAACGCTTGGGCGCGCATACGGTCAATTCCAAGCCATCTTCTCTGTATTGAGTGCTGGTTTTGATTTCTTGATGAAGTACGCCACGATGGCGCGGGAACTTCGCAATATGTCCGTAGCCACCGGCATCCCTGTCGCAGAATTGAGAAAGTTTGAACTTCAAGCCAAGCAGGCTGGCATCAGCACATCGGCTATGGCCCATAGCGTTGCCGATTTCAACAAGAAGATGGGCGAGGCCAAAATCCGTGGCTCCGAGGCCAATGCCGCCATGACCAAGTTGGGCTTTGGGTTGAAAGACATTAGCAACGGCACCTTCACCTATAACGAGGCAATCATGGCCCTCGCCGCCGCGCATGAAGCCGGGACTGACAGCGCGACATTGATGCACTATGGTGTCCAGTTGTTCGGATCGTCTTTCGAGCAGTTGCTCCCTTTGATTAAACAGGGTACCGTACAACTAAAGAAGCAACAGGAGTCTATGGTTGATTTGAACCAAAACTCCAACAGAGTTGCTTCAAACATGGCAGACTCTTGGGATGTTGCTTGGCAGAGTATTGAAAACTTTTTGATTAACCTTATCGGAGGGATTGGCCTCTTGGGCGAGGGTGTGATGGACTTCATCAATAATGTTTCGTCCCGTATTTGGAATAGAATCACCTCTAGTTCCAAGGAGGAGTCCGGCAGGCTTTATGCCGAAGGAGTTTTCAAGCAGATGTCCAAGGGTCTGACCAAGGAACAACAGAAAAATTATTTCGACATTTGGGGTGCGTCCATGAAGGAAGGTGGGGAGGACAGGATTGCCTACGAGAAGCGCATCAAGGAGTTGATGGCAATTAGCGGCAAGAAACTGACCCCCCAAGGTCTTTCCGAAGCCCAAGGTGCATCCACTATTCAACAGATGGGCGGCGGTGACATCGTATCCGCCATTGCTTTCACCCCGCTTGAACGCATAGCCACGGCTACCGAGGAGACGGCGCGCAATACCAATCCTAACAATAAGCCTGTTGTCCAAACCACCGCCACGACCACTTCCACCTCACCGATCTCATTCTAATGCCCGACCCAACCATCATCAAGTACGGTAACGACCTTCTTATTGAAAAGGTACAGCCCGGGTGGACTGTGGACTCGGACGGGTTCGGTATGCTCCAGTCATCGGTAACTTTTAAGTTGTCCAGGGCATACATCGGGACATTTGCCAACATTTTTGCCCGTGGGACAGCACATCCCAGCCCGGACTATACGCAGTTGAAGTTGTGGCGCGCAACCATGACCGAGGAGAAGGGTGACATTATTACCATCAAGGCCGACTACTGCGGACTTTCTAAAAGCGGCGGTGGTGCCTTGGGCATCAACTACGATGGTCGTGGTTACAGCGATCCGCAGGTCCAGATGACTGGTGCCGCCGCTTCGGAGTCAATCCAAGCCCACCCTAACTTTATTTTTGTAAACATTCTTAACTTCGGTGATGTAAGTCCGCTTGCTGGCCCTCCACCTCCCGATGGTGGTTATGTTGATGACCCAGAAACTAACCCCAATCGCGCCGCTTGGACACCCAAGACTGCTGGTGGTGGTGCTTTGAACAACTGCCAGTTCATCGGCTTCCTGCCCAATCAGTCTGCCGAGGACATCGGACGACCGAACATCAAGGCTGGCATTAGGTCGTACTACAAGCCGCAGAATACCCTGCGTGTCCTCATCTACTTCAACCAAGAGTCGAACGCCCTAGATCGCGCCTCAATTGTTGGGTTCGTCACCAACGGCAACTCTTTTCATCTTCCAGAAGAATACAAGAAACTTGCTACTGGTGGATATGCTGGCGAGTTCAACTATAAGCCGGAATGGGATGAGTTCATCAACAAGTCATTCCTTGTTACTGGAACCTCTGTCGAGCGTTTTGGTTCACTCTGGAAGGTGACCGCAGACCTCATGTTGTCCGGCATGGGCGGCTGGGACAAGGACATCTACCCAGTTTCTGCCTTCGGCTGATATGGCTCGTTCAATCGGCGGTTTCAATTCATCTGGATATGGTTCCTTTTCCGAAGGCGACCAAATCTCTGCGCGCGCCCTTAACCGAATGGGCGTTAGCATCGACAAGGCCCAGACGATGTTTTCGCAAGGGGTGCAGTTCCAGACCAGCAATGGGGGTGTCGTGTACAACGATGTATCTGAACCCTACATCGCATCCTCCAACCCAGAGGTAATCCCAAGCCTTGAGCAGTTTCAGATTGTGACCGAAGGTGACAAGTTGTTCGTACGCTACGGCACCGTGATCTGGGCCGCACACAACTTCGGCCCGGACGAGGAAGGCAATCCGACAGTATCCTGCGGCACCCAGACCCTAATCACGATGTTTGCTCCGTACTCTGGTTCCACGGCTACCAACGGAACGACCGAGACTGGCTTTATGAACGAAAACGGGTATGTTCTCCTATCGACCTAATGGGAACCATCAACAAAAGCGGACAGGCTGGTATCACCAACGGCGCGCTAGGCACGACCACCAACTACTCGTTGGGGTCTACCGGGACGACCAAGTACAGCCTAAACCCTAATGGTGGCCTAGTCACGACCCAATGGTTGATTGCTGGCGTACCGTTCACCCAGACCATCCGCCAGGGAGACAGCCTCCAGCAGAATTGGACGCTTGGACGGCTTGGCACCACCACCTACAACATGGGGGCCGGGAACTCCAAGACCCTCAAGTACACGCTCGACCCCGGCGGTGATGTCACGGAGTCCAATGGTCGTTTGAGTGGCAGGACTGGTACGGCCTCCTACACGCTCGGCAACGGCAGTTCCTCGCAAGTCAAGGCCACGCTTGGCAAGGGTTCTACCCAGACCTACACGCTTGGTTCTGGTGGTTCCTCTACCATTGACATGGTGGTAGGTGGTGTTCCCTCGACCGTCACACTTGGCCCAGGTGACTCGGTGACCACGATCATCACCGATGGCGCAGAGGCCGCGCTGGAAAGCAACGCCACCTACAATGCCGACACTCCGCCTGTTGAGTCGTTGGATTACGATGTCGGTGAGGATGGCTCTACCGACAACACCTTCGGTGGTGATGTTTGGCAGGTCTGGATTTTCCAGCCTTACAACACGATTGAGAAGCAGGACTTTGGCCCCATCTGCGTGGTGATGCCCGCCGGGGAATACACGCCCGGATGCCCGGGCCGACTCCCATCCTTCATTCAATCCAACGGCGACTACCCGCCGAACACGAACTGCCGCGCTGTACTTGTTGGCAACGCAAGAAAGAACCCGACTACTGGCGGATGGGATGTCGAGCAGAAGGCCATCGGTACGCTTACCATCCCCACGGATGATCGGGATGTATATACCCCGAACCCTCCCGATTACGAAGATCCGTACATCAACCAGTACCAAGTAAAGGTCATCACCAAGGAAGATGTTGAAGATGATGTAATCATTACCTATTCCGTCCTCAAGATTGGACGAGGCGGAAATGTCTGGAACCCCTCTCTGGATGGCCCGATGAAGCACTCGCTCCAGAAGCGGGTCGATGTCATCACGGTTGACTCCCGCCTTGGTCGCAACGCCAACTTCGGTACGGACGAGACTAGTCCTTGGGCCAACAATGATGGTTACTTCGTATTGGCAGAAGGCGTGTACACCTATGTGTACGCCTTCAAGATTACCTACAACCAAGGCGAGACGACCGACTACTACATCTATGTCTCCGAGGACGATGAACTTGCCCCCGAGACTGGTTCCATTGGCATCCCTCCCGGCATCTCCGCGCCGTCTGGTGAGTATCAAGTGGATGGTTTCCTTGTAGGCGAGGTCAACTGGACTGGTCTTGGCGATCCTGTCGTCCAACAGCGCGTGGTAGGTGCAATCACTTGGCCTCCGTACATCGAGCCTCGGAAGTACCAGCCTTTCGAGGTCGTGGTGGCCCCGCAGGGCGATGAGGTCATCGACCCGGACTCCATCCAAATCGTCAAGGGTGACATCCTGTGGACTAATTCAAAAGCAGATGATTTTACTGCTAGTGCAGAGGCAGATTTCAAACCTCCCCTTCAAGGACAGGCTATCAAGGCTTGGGTCTACCCTACAGGGTCTTTGACCGCTGGTAGCGACTTCGGCTCTCCGTTCATAAACAATGGTGGTCGTTTCCATCTTGAGCAAGGGACTGTGTACAATTTGTTCATCATCGGGAACCAAGACTCAAATACGGCAGGATCGCAGTTTGGTAATGTCACCCTAGCACTTATCGCTGACGGGACTGACGCAGACGATAAAACCAAGCCGTTCTATGCTGGATGGATGGGGCGCACTTGGAAATACCCATTTGAACTAACTGGAACCCCCGAGGAAGGGTATATTTATCAACCATCAGTACAGGGGTGGGCTTTGGACTACAACTGCCAGCGGTATCTTGTGGCTAGGATTTACCACGATGAGATTAGGTGGGTGGTAGATCAGCGTCTCTACGGCCCTGTAACCATCTCCGATGACCTAGCATTTGGTGGTTTCTTTTTCGTGCCACTTGGAGGCACCCTGCCAACTAGGCTAAACCAGACCGAGCAGGACGCTTGGGGCGGTGCTTGGGTGGGCTACACCAAGGACGGCAACCCGGACGATTGCACCATCCAAGTCCGCCCTTGGCCCTAATTCGGGCGGGTTGACACGGGGCTAATTCCAAAGCCCTATGGCAACTCCGACCTTTAGTTTTACCAAGGGGTCTACCCTTTCGATTGGGGGGGTCTATACCCAGTCCAACCCCAGCGCGCCCGCCAACCTGGACGGCGTTGACCTGTACTGCACCCTCCGAGATGCCCGGGGCTACGAGCATCCCCTAACCGTCACCG